CTCCAAATTTACCTTGGAAACCGCCAAGCATACGAGTTGTTTTAATATGTCGTGCTGATACTCCATTGCATACATACCAATTTTTAGTGTCTTTACAATTAATTAGAAACATTTCAATTTCTCCGCTTTCTGTTGTGTTGTTGTTAGAGCCCCCAGTTTGTCCTGTAAGGCGTTTATTTAGTTCTGCGATAAAGTATGAGCGACAACTCTCTACCGTGCCACCATGTACCTCTACGGAACGTCTAGGGCATGAAGTAGATGACAACTCTTGATGTAGCTTCACAGTATCATGATTAGGAGTTAGTCCCCATTGTTTCATGTACTTAGCTACATCATCTAGTACCGATTGCTCATTTCTTAAGAACTGGTTTAAATCGCCCTCTGATTGACATACTTCCCAACTTGCATAATTTGTATTGCCGTATGAGTTAGCACAATGCCATGCCATGTTAGAGAAGTCCGAAGCCTGCAATCTTCCGTCATTTCCAATATAAACATGAGCAAAGCCATTTTCAGGGTTATGATTAGGTAACCAGTTGTTGTAGAAGCCGGCGTTAGCACCATTTGAACCAGCGTCATTGTGAATTACAACCCCAGTAGGATTATGCCCACGTACACCAGCGTTAGTTATATTCATTCTTTTTTATCCTCCGTTTGTTCTTCTTCCGCTTCAGGAATATTTACACCACTCTTTTTGATAAGTTTAATCAAACCGTCAAACATAGGGCTAATTTTTGCGATTAAATAAATAAATTGTCCTACGAAGTACAATAAACCTACATTAATCACAGTTTTGGCGATATCAGAAGTTGAGGGTGTTTGTGTAAAGTAAAATACTGCATACAAAACCCATAGCGCGAAGACAACCGTTAAATCAATTACAAGTCTACGTTTAAAAGGTGGGTTCATCGCTTCTCTATCTTTGACCCACGTAGCGAAAAGAATCGCCAAAATCAAGATAGTTATTAAAATCATTCTAGTTATCATTTTGTTTTGCTTTCTATTTTGTTATTTAATAAAGTAGCTTGCGTTACCACGTGCCGACAAAGGGTTACTACCAATATCTCCCCCCCACCAAGTAATACTACCATCTGGGTTTAGGTCAATATGGAAAATGCTATCTCTTCCAACAAGATGACCAATAAGACTTTGAACAACAGCTGGACGAAATGGTTCATCTACCCACGTTCTAGACATCGTTTGTCCTTTTTTTATATTTGCCACACTACCAAGGAATCTAACAATTACTAAATCATCGTTCTTTTTAGTAAGTTGCAATTGCAAACCAGGAGCGGTTTGAACTGTCGACATTTGAGTTGGGACATAGATTGGACCTTTAAGTGATATATTATTTGCAGAAATACTATCCAAAATACTGGTCTGAACAATTGGTTTAGTACTTGTTACGCCAGTTCCTGAAGTTACAATAACATCAAAACAAACTTTTAAAACGCCAGATTCGTTGTTTATATCAACACGGTTGCTATTATTTGCGGTTTCGGCTGATAAACTGACAGGATTAGCGGTTTGAGTTAAGTCAATATTTGCATGAATGTAATTAACTGAATCTCCTTTCAAAGCTACTGTTTCGTCTAATAGTTCAAAATATCGACCACCAGCAATAATTGAAGTGTTAGTGTATTGTACGTTTAGGGCTGTATTTGACGGACTTGTCCAGTCTTTGCGTCTAATCGTTCCGTAGTCCATTCCTGTCAACATCATGTATAACTTTGCGTCATTATTAGAACCGACCGGGAACTCTGTACCGTTTGGACTGAAAAATGTAAAGTTTTTAATTGTCATTTTTAACCTTTCTTGAAATTATCTTTGCTTTATCTAAAACTGGGTTATCAGTAATTGATAGCTCCAACAATCTAAATTTTCTACCGCCATAAGGATAACCACCAATTGATACAAATTGGCCGACCTCGTACAAGAGCGTGGTTTCGATTCTAAGCGTGTTTTTGCTATTATAGTATACTTTACCTGATAAAAGTTCTAAGTGGTCTTTGCGTAGCTCTCTGTAACCTTTGAAGCTATCTATTCTATATTTGTCGCCATAAGTAGCTACATACTCATATAACATTTGGTTTGTCTCCACTTTCTACAAAAATAAGTCTATCATTGAACTCTGTTTTAACTCTGTCGGCTATGTAACCTGAATATAGTTTTCCTTCGTACCAAACATCGACCAAGTCATTAACATATAAAGGCAAAAATTCATTTTGATTAAAGATTAACCTTGTAACGATCGTGGAGGGAGAAATTTCAGCTTTGATAGTAGATATATCTGGAGGGTTTCCATGGTCATCTCTATCATAAAACAATGTCTTAACTGTCCTTACTTCTGGCAGGTCTGTTCCGTCTCCGCCATAAGTGCTATAATCAATGATATCTCCATTATTTTTTGCTGTATACATTTTAGGCGGGTCTGTGTAATCATCTGCATTTGATTTCTTAACGAATACGACCGCGAAATTATAAGCCGAACGTTCTACTGTTGTTTCCGTGTCCATTGTAACACTTTGCTTAATATCTACCCTTGTTGTGATTCTTTTTCTATTCCAGTTCCTTGAAGCAAAATTAATAAATAACAAAGTTCTAGGGTCTGTTTCAGATGAAGCATGCTGAATGGTTGTAGTTGGTTGGAATTGAACCTTGGAAAATATCCTTTTTGCTACGTCATGAGCTGATGAAGTTTCTGCTTTTCGGTTAATTGTAGCCTTTCCAGCAAAGACAGTTGAATTAAAGAAGTAACCATAACTCATTAAATTATTTTTATTAGGGTCAATTAAATAATCAATGATAGCAGCGTTTGTCGTTTTAGTTATTGCGTTTGGAACATCTAAGCTTTCAATCATTGCCCAAAAATAGTTCTTTAATGTGGCTTTGTTACTTTCATCTACATCTGTCACAAGGTAAACCATATCTAAATTTAAGTTTTTCTTTTTACCTAGAGCTTCCTCGATTGGAACAACTTCAGGAAAAAGAATTTGAACAATATCGCCAACTTCTACTGAAATGGTCAATGTAGCAGATGAAGTATAAAGATAGCCTGTTTCCCACAATTCATAGTTAATGACTTGACATCTTGCTTTGGGTATTGGTAGACCTCTTTTTTCTTTTTTGCCATTAGGAAGGTTAAAATCAGATATATTATAATAGTTCGGATTAAAGTTATCATATACATTGGCTTCTAACATTAAACGAAGTCCGCCTTTCTCTTGACTTTAAACTCTGCCTTACTTAAATTGATTAGCTCCATTTGACCTTTTTCAATTATACGAGTTCTGTATCGTTCAAAGTCCATTACAGGGAATAGATTCAATGGAGTTGTACCGTTCCAGCCTTGATAAATTTCATCATTTACATCTGTATTGATTAAAATATAGTTTTGCAACTGTTCCGTCTTAAATACAATTGCAGTATATTCATTTCCAATATCGTCTAAAAATCTAACTCCAGTAGGTGTTTTAGGAAGTTGCGGATATAATATCCCCATAAAACTAAATATTTCGTCTTTTATATCCCAACGACTCAAACGGTCTATATTTGTTTCTCCATAATAAGTATAGGCTTGATTTGCTATATAATTATATCCAAAGTATTCACTTATATCAGCAGTTGTGAGTTCAGTAGATAAAGGTAGCCAAGGAGTAGCGTTTGACCCTTTTTCTTGTTTTGGTTTTCTAATTCTAAGCGTGAAACTACCTTCACTCGTACCAAAAAAACCAACAGTAAAGATTGCTTGAGTATTAATAGAAGGGTCATCATAAGGTGGTATCGTTGAAGTTTGTGTTATTCTTATCCATTGGTTCAACATTTTGCTAGGGTCTTTAGGTAAATCAATAGAACATATATGCTTTCCGGTTCCTCCAAAGTATCGCTGACCCAACCAAAACTCAGTAATAGTTGTTCCAGCAGGGACGTCCCAACTTGTGAACATAACGTCCATGCTCATTGTATAGTTGTCCCCAGGTTTGTAATTTCTAGGCTGAATAGAGAAGCCATCGCCTAGGTCTTTAGTAACCCATGTATTAGTTCCATTCATCGTTACTTCTCCGTAGCCATTTTCTACTTTGTCGAAATTTTTAAAGAATCCTTCTTTAGTTTTGGCTGAACTATTAACTAACAAATTCAAATTAGGTAAATTTAAAGAAGGACTTGCTTTTAGTCTATTATAGTTTTGTAAAGGTGTTTCGTTCCCTTTATAACCACCATAAATTTTAGATTTTCCAGAAAGAACTTTACCGTTTTGAATCATATCGAAAGTTAAATTTTCGTAAGTATACCACTTTGTGATTATATCGAAAGTTATCTTTTCGCTGAAAGTTCCGTTCTTACCATAACCCTCTGTTTTTGTAACATCTGCTAAAGCTAAATCAGCATATACTTGAAAAATCTCCGTTTGATATTCAAGTGTAACGAATTTTTGGTTAAGAATATCGTTTACGAAGTCTTTCATTAATTGATAATTTTCTTCTAAACTTTCGCCAAACGTTTCTAATTTGAACTCTATTTGTGGTTGAGTAATTGAACGCGTCCCCATTACTCCGACACCGTTACTTTGCCAAATATTATTAGTTGATTGTAACCCTAAATTAGAGGGCTGATAAAATCTAACTTTTCCGTTTGTAACGTCCCAAACTTTATCATCTGTTCCGTCTAAGTTAGTATGTATTTTATACTGTCTTACCATTAAGCCCTCCCTAGGTCAAATTCTCGTCTGATTGCTCGTGCTAAGTTAGAAACATCTTGACCAGCACCACCTTGTACATGAAACGTGTTATATGTTCTGTTATCGCTTGATACGCTGTTCGTACTTAAACCGTAACCGCTAGAAGATAAGTTAAATTCTGGCAAACCTACTACCATAGAACCTTTAAACATTCCGCCAAGTTTCCCAGCGATACCGTTAATAGCTCCTGATATTTTGTCAATCGTGCCTGTTACACCGCCTAGAACGCTGTCTATCGTGTTCTTGATTCCTCCAAATATACCGCTAAAGAAACCTCCAATACCGTTAAATACTCCTGTTATAGCATTGTAAGCATTAGAAGCAAAGCCACCGAAAGTGCTGAATACTCCACTTACTGCATCTTTAGCACCGTTGAAAGCTCCACTAAAGAAGCTACCGACTCCGCTAAATACACCTGAAATTGCCCCCCATGCGTTAGAAGCAAAGCCACCTAGAGCGCTGAACACTCCACTAACAACGCTACGAACAGAATTGAATATGCCACTAAAGAAGCCTGAAACTGCACTCCATATTGACCGAACTACTCCCCAAGCGCTAGAAGCAAAACTTCCGATTGCGCTAAATACTGACGAAACTACTGAACTAACAGCGTTAAATATACCACCAAAGAAACCCGATAGGCCTTTCCATGCACTAATGACTAATTGGTAAGCACCGCGAATAATAGCCAAGATGAGTTGAAAAGCTACATTAATAATTGATCCTATTAGGTTAAATATAGATTGATAAAAACTAATTAACGGTTGAAAAGTTGTAACGAACCAGTTATAAGCGTTTGTCACTAAAGAAGCGATAGTTGTAAATACAGTTGTAACAACACTTACTATTCCATTCCACAACCCTGTGAAGAATGTTGTTATTCCGTTCCAAATGTTTTGAATACCTTGTACAATTCCGCTAAACCAATCAACTAAACCTTGCCAAATTCCTTTTGCTCCGTCAACTGCTCCATTCCATATATCAGAGAACCATTGACCCATACCGCTAAAGAATGAAACTATACCGGCCCATGCACTCTTTAAGAAGTCCACAAAGTCAGCCCATATCTTTTTGCCTGTTTTAGTTTGAGTGAAGAAATAAATCAAGCCAGCAACGACTGCTGCAATTGCCACCGCTATGGCAACAAATGGATTAGCAATAATTAAACCAAACAAGGCTTTTACTGGAACCATAGCTGATTTCGCAACTTTTCCAATAGTTTTAAAAGCGTTTATTACTCCTAATATACCTTTAGCTACCTTGAAAGCTGCAAATGCACTAGCAAGAACTACTAAAGTTCCTTTTAAGACTGACATAGCAGTTTTACTTTCACTAATTTTTTTCAGAAAATCAGCTATTTTTTTCGTAACTTCTGAAAATTTACCAGCAAATACAGCTATGCTCTTTGCTACGTTATCTATACTTGTTGCGTTTTTTGTTGTTTCTGTATTTATTCCAAGAAATGAATTTATGACGTTCCCTATAATAGAAACTATGGAATCAAATGCACTTTTTATGTTATCCCAAGCCTCTAAAAATGCTAAAGTGGCTGCATTTTCTTGAAGTTTTTGAAACAAGTCTTGAAAATACTTAATAACATTTGTTATAGTTTTACCAGCACTTTCGCCCCAGCCTGCCATTTTATCAATCAAAGCACTTATAACAGGAGTTAAAGCGTCAAGCGTAGGAAGCAAAGCAAGCGATAATGTTTCATTGAAACTATCCCAAGCGTCACCAATAGTAGTTACTCCTCCACCACCTGCTTTACCAAGTTTCTGCATAGCCTTATCCAGCATTTCAACTGATATAGCACCCTTTTCACTAGCGCCAGCAAACGAACCATACTGTTTTAACGCTGGGTTCATTTCCATAACGGTTGATTTAAGAGCTGAACCAAGAGCTGTGTTATTATCTGTCAACTGATTGATGTTTTCGGCTGTGACTTTACCACTTGCTGACATTTGGCCGTAAGCCTGAACGACGCCTTTTAATTGTTCGCCAGTACCACCAAATGCTTGGTTAGCCTTTACTAGTGCCTCTGTTTTACCAACAGCTGACTTAGCAGTATCGCCTAAACCAATGAACGTTGTCGAAAGTTTTAAAGTATCTTCGGTATTTGCATTTGTATCTTTAGCAAGATTCTGCATAGATTTGCTTACATAATCAAAGTCTTGCCCATTGCCTTTGAAATTCATTGTATTTTGCAATGAAATCATGGCTTTCTGGGTGTCCATTGCGTCAGATACCCAACCTTTTAAGCCATTACCGACAGCACTAACAGCACTTGAACCGATTTGCCTGAATACACCTACCGCAATCTCTCTAAGACCGCTAAAGCGTGACTTCATACCGTCAATTCCGCTATTTACACCCTTAGTGTCCATTTTAGCTTCAATATTCCAAGAGCCTGAACTAATAGCGCCCTCGACTTGCTTTATTTCGCCCTCTAGCCTGTTAGCTTGTGTTTCCACTGTGCCTAAGTCTCTAGTAAGCTGTAACCATTTCTTTTGACCTGCTGGCGAGCTTTTGTCAACTGTAGAAAGTTCTTCTTTTAGTTTTGTTGCTTTGTCACGTGATAAGCCCAACTGCGTTTGTAAATTCTTTTGCAATTGTGCCATTTTTCCGGTATTTGTGGGGTCAAGTTTTAGAGCTTCACGTAAGTTTTTAGCTTCTCCTCTAAGCCCTGACATTGCGGTATTAACGCCTTTAAGTGAGTTCTCGAATTTCGTTGTATTACCGTATATCTCGACCTCAAATGTTGCATTACTTGCCATTACATACCCTTTCTTTTACGCCTTTTCTCTTTTTCTTTTTCCTCTTTCTTCTTCTCTGCAATAAGTTCAATTATTTTATAAACTAGTTCTAGTTCCATTTCCATGAACTGCGTTATATCAATTTCGTTATTACCTAAAACAGTCAAAAGTTCTAGAGTTTTATTTTCCTTTACAGTATCTTTCTTTTTCTTAATCAATGAACTAGAAGAAAAGAAGACCATATCGTCTTCCGTTTCCTCTTTTTCTTTAATAAAAACAGTCTTACAGAAGATATTGATTAACTCGTTAGTTGTAGGGAGCTTCGTTTTATCGTCTAATGCGTTTTGCAGTCCTCCGTTACAATCTACCCAAAGTATCAATAACTTGTCTGTAAAGCTCTCCATTTGCTCTGTAAAGTCATCAGGAATATATCCAGCGACAAAAGAATTTTGTAGGTCTGCAAAGTCTTTCAAATCTGTAATAAAGTCTGAACCAGTAAGTTCTAAGTATCTAATTGCATGTTTTAAAATCATTTACAGTCCTTTCAGCTCATTAAATTTCTTTCTGCCACAGTTCGACAAGTTCTTTAAGTCCTTTACCGTCAGTATCGAACTCAAAGCTAGAACGAAAGTCTGAAAAGTCACTTTTAGCTTTTACAATGTTATCTTGAAAGAGAGCCAAGTATAAACCATATTGAACAAATTCCATTACATCAGTAATTTCTCCGTCTTCTTTTTTAAGTTCTGTATCCATTGCCTTTTGTTGTTGGAAAAGGTCTTTCCCTGTAATCATTTTAAATTTACGTGCTGTACTCAATTGTTTTGCCATTTTATTTTATATTCCTTTACTTATTCTATTTTTTTCCAAGTATATTTTTCTGGGTCTGTACTTTGTTCATTTGATTTATTATCAGTATATGTTCCAATATAGCTTGGATAATTTTCAGCTGTTGCTTCACTAAACGAAGGCATCCAACGAGTGTCGATTGTGCCTTTTTCAAGTTTAGGTACACATATATCAACGCTACTTTCTGTTGGTAATCTAAATAGGACATATTGGTCCTCAGTTATACTACTTTTAGTAGTAAACATATATGTATGTCTTACCCATTCATTAGTAAGAGTCCAAGTGTACTCACCGTCTACATTAGGTTTTATTACTTTACCGTCAGCGTAGCTATTATTACTTGAAGTGTCAATCAGAGAAGGGTGAATAAAAGTTTTAACAGTTCCTTTTCCTTTTAGATAAAAACTAAAAGTATAAGTTGTTGAAGGCTCAAGACGTCCTTTCTCTAATCTCCAAGAAAGTATGTCTGCAAAACTGTTTGGTTCTGGATTACTGTATGACGCGCTGATGTAGGGTTTATTAAGCACTCCTCCATCTTTTTTTACTATAGTGAGATACTTCTCTATTTTTGGTGTGAAATTCTTAAAATCAGTTCCGTCCAACAAGTTCAAGTTAGGATAAACGGTCATGAAACTATCTTTTCCATCTTTGCTATATGCAAAGGCTACGTGGTTAGCCCCGTCGGGCACCTCAGGGTTTGTCGGTTACAGCGACACCCGTAGAAACATCTTTATAACCTTCTGCGGAGAATGTAGCGATATAAACGTTAGGAGCAAGCTCGTTATTTGTCGCAACATTTCCTTTTACATCTTTAATTACTGCGGATACTTTTACGTCTTGCCCTTTAGAGTTTTTCAAAGTAGCTGGTAAAACAATTGTTCCGTCATTATGCCCTTTAGTTTTCGTTTGAACATTTGCAATAATCGGAGCAACTAATGTAACCTCACCAGCAAGTTCCGTATCAGGTTGCATGATGAACAGTCCACTTTCCATTTTCTTTACAAAATCTTTTGCTTGTTCTCCCCAAATTTCGTATTCAATAGCAGGAACTTTTTTATCGCCATTCAAATAAATATCTGAATCAGTTGCTTGAACTGCCAAAGTCCATTGGATAGGGTCTACACCGTCTACTGAATCTGTTTCTGATTCTTTTGTAGCTTCTGCTGTTGGTCTCAAATTTGGATAAACGACTACACGATAACCGTCAATAAATTCTCCTGTAACTTTATCACGTTTGCGCCCTTTAATTAGGTACTGAACACATTTCGTTTTCCAATTACCAGTAGGAGACCAACCTAAGCCATTCGCTGTTCTTTGTTGACCTAAAATATCTTCTTTAAGTGCTTGGTCTGTTTGAATAAATACCATTTCCCCTTGAAGTAAGGTAGCACCTTTTTTAACTCCATGGTCTGGTACGTCATCAGCTGGATAGCTATTAGTTTCCGCTTGGTCTTCCATTTCGCCAACTGATACTAAACCAGTTACAATTTTATGGTTAGTGAACTCTGGCTTTCCGTTACTCCCCTTAGCCATATCAGCTACGATTAGAGCTTCATTACCAAAGAAAATCTCACGTGAATTATAATCTAATTTCATTTTTTTCTCTTTTCTATAATTTCATTGAATTAGCATAGTTAGCGCCTTTTTTCAATGTTGTTTTAACGTCTTGCATACCTTTTTTTTCAACTAAGAAGTACATACCATGATAACCACTAGTATAATTAGCTCTAGTCCCTGCGTTTACTACTACTTTATCGCCTTTTTTAACTTGCTTTAAGTTTCTTGACAATTGCCCAGTATTTTGATATCTGGCATAAGTATAGGTATGACCATGGCTTCTGATTAATCTAGTTCTTCGGCTTGCGCTATTAGCCTTCGCTTTAAACTCTGCTTCAAACCAATCGCCCATGCGTTCTGTTACTTTAGTTTGCATTTCTTTAGCTATGGTTGATGCATTAAGTAAATTCATTGCCATGCTTGACCACCTGCACCACAAGGCAAATAAACCGTTCCAGTATAATTGTACAAATGGCTGTTTTCAGACCAATTTGTCATATTCCAACCGTTTTGTAAAACATCTCCGACTAGTCCGACAAGTTCATCGTCAACATCTTTAACAGACAAAACAACTTGATAATAATAACCCATGACAAAGCTCGTATTATCCATTTTAAGCACCTTTGAGTCACTAAGCGACAAATATACCGTCTTGTCTTCTATCGTGTCCTTAACGCCTAAAATAACGTCATTTAGAGGCATTGTAAGTAAATTGTTGTACCAATCTATATAAGAATCAAATTCCATTACTTACGACCCCCTCTAAAATCATCTTGTTATTCTTAGGGTCTCTTTCCCATGTTGTACGCTTGAAAGTTTCGCCTTTTTCGTCCAAGAAATAGTTGAAAATCAAGTCTTCCATTTCTCCGATTCCGTTAAGCTCGTATCTTACGTTTTTACCTAGCCCAATCATAGAAAACTCATCAAGCCTTGACTGACTAATTCTCTGTTTGACTGCTGGCAAAGTGATAGGCTTTATAACATTGTCTTCCGCACCGTTTTTCTTCTTAACAGTCGTTTCAACTTGCAATGTAACTTGTGAAAATATCATCAAATACCTCCATAATACATTAGTTCTTGTAAAGAAGCTAAACGTTTCATTTCAGCATTTCGCCATTGTTCTGCTGGTTCATCAACAATATTAAGCCGACAATAACAAGAGATAAAGTCTTTAACTAATACGCTTGTTTCGTCAGCTTTAATACCATTTTTTTCTAGCAATTTAATAGCTATTGAACGGAATAAGATAAGTTTACTATCATAAGCTGTTACTAAAATCGGAATACCACAATAGACCTTAATATAATCTATCATTTACTTCCTCCATTTTATTCTTATGCTACTGTAATTACTGCACCAGCGTTATAAGTTTCAACGTGTCCGCTTGTTAGTGTTTCAACCAAAATCATGTTGCTATTAGTTTTCCATTCAAATGCGTCAACTTTAGTAAGGTCTTGCATATCAATGTGATATTTTTGGTCTACCAATACAGTAGGTTTAACAGCCTTTGTACCTGTATAGACAATGATTTCATCAACTCCAACTTCTGAAGCAATTTCAGCGTCATCATTTTTAATACGAACGTGAGCATTTGCAGTAGCTTGGCGTAACTCATCTAACAATGCTTTACGGTCTTCTGCTTTAACAATCAAATAACGACGACCAGCAGTAGGACGAACAAAGTCAACCGCTTCTTCAATAGCGTCAGCAAATGGAGTTTTGCCAGCTGATTTAGCTTTTGTAGTAATCTTTTTGATTTTTTTGACGTCTGCTTCTTTGTCAATTGATTTAAAACCGTTTGTTCCGTCTCCCTCAACAAGAGCAAGGTCAACGATTTTATTTACAATTGCTTGTGTAAGTTCTGCTACAATCAAGTTGTAAAGTTCAGAATATGACATTTGAAGTCGTTTGACACGTTCAGCAAGTGATTGCAATTTATAAACCATTACAGGTTCAAGAGTATCAATAGTGAGTGTTGCAGCCTGCTCTGTTTTTGTTTGTCCGTCTTTGTGGACTTGGGCTTCATTATCTGAATCAAATGAGCGTGATACAAGCAAAGCACCAACATTTGTAACATGGAATACTTTGAATACTGGGTTAGTATTTAGCAACGCTGTGTTAATTGAATCAACCAATTTACGTGGAAGCTCAAAAGTTTTGTCTGTGATAGTTACACCATTTTCAGCAAGTTTTGCGTTCCAAGCGTTTTTAATTTCTGATTTTCCAGCGTTCTTTTTCAATACATCAAAAAATTCTGTTACAGCGTTTTGTGATTCAATAAAGTTTGTCATTTTAGCTTTTCCTTTTGGTTTTTCTTCCTGTGCGTTAAGTTCGTTCTCAATTTTGATAATTTCAATTGAATTTTCTGAAAGTGTTTTTTCTAATTCTTGTACTTTTGGCAAGTCTTCAATTGCGTTTTTTACTTCAAAGCCACTAATTTGAGATTTTAAAGATACGTTATTTTCTTTAAGTTCTGCTAAGCGGTTTTGTTTTTCAATTAAATCAGGTTTATTCATATTTCTTTTTGATGTCCTCAATTTCTTTCAAAGCGTTACGGCTTTCAATAATTTTGTTGCGTTCTTCTGTGAGTTCTTCGCCTAGCGCGTTTTGAATAAATTTTGCGTTAGGGTCTGCTGGTACTGAAACAAGAGAAATCTCTTTAAACTGTGCTTTATTTACAACTAGAGCGTCATTATCATCAAAAGTATAATCTGTAATATAATAGGCAATTGATAGTGAATCAAACGCGCCATTTTCCACAGCCTTATTAATGTTTGGTGCATTGTCATAAAGTGTAAAGTCAGTCAGGTATTTATTAGTAGCTAAATCATAGTAAACCTTTGCGTCCCCGATGACTTCGCTAGAGCCAGATCCATGTTCATATAGCAATGGATATCGTTCTCTGGCAAACTCAATGCAGTTAGGGGTCAAGATAATACCGTTACGATTCTCTACACCAACTTCTGAACCAATGCCTTGGAACGACTTAGAACCGTCCTCGTTTTGAGTTACTTTAATTTCAGCACTATTGGTTATTAGTTTCATCTGTGCTTGTTACGTCCTTTCTACTGCCTTGTAAATCACTTAGGTTTTTAACAGCAACTGCGTTAAGGTTTGTGACATAAATATCTCCGCCCTCAATTGGTTGCTCGCCCATTTTAACAAGAAGTTGATTCTGTGTAAAAATAGGAGCGTTAATATTTTCGTGATACAAGTCAATTAATTCTTTCAAAGTTGCAAACTTGAATAGCTGGTTATCTACGATTATGCGTTCATAATATAAATTATCCTTAATTACTCGTCTGCGGTTTGTTGAAATCAGTTTATAAGTCAGTTCCTTTTCAAGTTGAATCAGTAAAGGAATGATAGTAGAGTTGTAAAAATAAATTTGTTGTTCTTGCGTAGCAGTACCAAGCAAAATATTTTCATTCATAAAGTAACCTGTCAAAAGTTCCGATTTAATAAGGTCAATTTCATCTTTGTTTAAAACAGAATAATCTTTTTTAAGTTCTACAATTTCCGTCTTGTTATCAACTGGTGTCAAACCGTTGTAACTCGAACCCTCTTGCATGTTCTTTATTGTTGCTAGAGCTTTTTCTCGATACTCCTGTGTATTATCAATATCAAGAAAGGCATTAATTTTCAACAAGCCACGCAATTTACCTTGTTCCAGCTTAGTTTGAATGCTAGCCAGAGCATTATCTAAAATACTTGTGTCTTCATTGATATAAAAAGGACTGACAAGCCTTACTAATTCTTCAGGTTTATATTCTTTTTTATCATTAGCAAACAGTAAGTCTAATAGATCGCCCGTTTCACTGTCAAATATAGGGTACAGGTCAACATAGCGCGTGCATAGTAACTTTTTAATTACTTTTTGCCAAAACTCCATGCTATTATGTTCGCCCTTATAACTCCAATTGAGGACTTCATCTAAATCAGAGCCTGCCATACTAATCAAAGTATCAGAGCCAACATCAGATTTTTTATATTTAACATGGTTAAATTCTACTTTTGTTATTTCATTAGCGATTTTATTGTGAATGTTAGTCACAAAGGCACTTGTATATTCTACTGCTTCATTTTGCCAAGCTGTAACTCTTTGAGTATCATTGTTTAGTTTTCCACGTGAAAATGATACCACTTTTCCGAATAAGTTCAATTTTTCCCCTTTCTACCATAAACTAACGCCTTTCCCTCGTTTATACTCGCCTGTTTTCTTGTTATGGCAAGACTTACAAAGGAGTTGTAGGTTATCGGGGTTCAGCGCTATTTTCCAATCATCAAGGTTTTCCCAAGTTAGCTCTATAATATGGTCTACTTCGTATTTTTTAGCACCGAATGCACCACATCTTACGCAAGTCATTTTATCGCGTTGTCTGACATAATCACGGACTGCCAACCATTCTTTTTTATTGTACCAGCCACTTTCTCGGACTGTGTCAACGTTATACTTCATCTGACACCGCCATTTCTAAAGCCATTGTCAAAGCAACAGTAGGGTCAATTTTATCTTTTTCAAGTTTTTTAGTATACATATAATCCCCGCTTTGTCCGATTTTGACAGCAGTATTATTTAAAGCCCACTGCATGACTTTTTGATTATGGATAAGTTTATTTTCAACTAATTTAGATTTTAATAACTTAATATAGTCATTCATTGAGAAACCTTGTCGAATCGCTCTTTGGTTATCTCCGTCTTTGTCAAAGAAATAACGCTCAATCAGACCTTTTAAAATTTCGTATCGTGCTGGGTCATAACCGATCTTTCTAAGTCTGCACCCTGTCTTGGTTCTAAAGTCGTTGATATATGGTATTAAGTCATTTACATTAATGTATTCCGTATCAAGTAAGATTAATTCGCCTCTGTCAACAAATTCAGTCCACAACTCTTGTTGTTCTGTGTCTAGTTGCTCATATTGAGACCGTACAGAGAAAGTAAGTGTATGACTGTAAGTTTTACCCTCTAACTCACAAACGAACGATACGGCGGTTAAATCGCCAATTAAGGATAGGTCAATTCCGACATAAGTTCTATTTTTATTAAATACAGATAAATTGAATTCTGTTAGTTTGGTGTCTTGCGGAGTGAAGTAGTAAGCTGTGTCCTGCATAGGCAAGCCCATATTAAACGCTAAAAACTTATTCTGTAACGCCGGGTCTCCTTGCGCAAGTTCGTACTCTTCAATAACTCCTGACCACTTAGGGACATTACCAATAAGAGGCAATGCCATAGTCCAATTCTTCTTATCTTTGACCTGCTCATGATTTTCTAGCATATAAAGTAAGCCGAACGACCTATCATTGTAAAATTCTTCTTCTGATTTGAAGCGTTCAACAAGTTTATCATATAAACCGTCTCGTTTAAGTCCTCCTGAAGTGATGTAAATACTTTGCCAGTTATCTTGTTTTTGACGTGAACCTTTATTGACTGATTCTGTTATATCTTCGCCATAGGTATGAACTTCATCAAATATATTAAGCGAACTGTTACCACCTTGCGCCCTTAAAGTATCATTTGTTTGCTTTTTGAAAGTGGTTTTAAAAGAAGTAAATTCTAGCCCTTGTTTTGTACTTTTGAAAATCTTGTTTTCATTGTACACTCTCAATGTATCGCTTGCTTCCGTTTGATTCCGAACTTGGTCAAATACGTGTCTAGCCTGTGTGTTATCGTACGCAATAACTAAGCTCTCTCCGCCATATTGTCCGCCTAAAATCATCCAGTTAAGCACGCGCGTAGCCATTAAACTTGACTTACCTGAACCACGGCCTAAATTAAGAAAAATTTCATTAACTAGGTTGACTTGTACACCTTTTTCATCAATCATATCATAACCAAGCATTAACTCGTACCAATATTTTTGTGTAGGGTGTAGCTTGATTTTCATCAAATTACCAGTAGTAAGGTAAAAATTATCCTCTATCCATTCAATAGCTTGTGTAACACGGTCATAACGATAAATATATTTCTCATGAATTCTGATTTGCTTTTTAATAGTTTTACGCATATATTTGTTAAGTTCTATGCCATGTTCTTTATTATAAGCCAACATTTGATTCATGTAATACATTTTATCCCTCGAATTCTACATTCAATATACCTTTTTTTATTCTATTCTTAACAGTAGTTCTACTTAGTCCCATTTTTCGAGCCAATTCATTTATGCTATTAAATTTTAGCCCTTTATAAACAAGTTTTTTACAACCATATATTTCTCCATTAAAATTATCTTTTAAATGGGCTGTTCCAACACGTTCAAACATTCTTCGTGTATTTTCAGCTTGCGTTACATACTCAAGATTAGATAAATTATTGTTTTGTGGGTTCCCGTCTATATGGTCAACAGTTAAATCACTTTTACCATGGAATGCTTCCATTATAAATCTATGTAGCCAAGTATTTTTATTACAAATATAAATTTTATAATAACCATTCTTTTGTAAAGTTGGCTTCATCATTTTGTTTTTAGAAAGACTGTAAACATTACCGTCTTCATAAACTATATATTTATCTTTATAAGTTACACTTCTCATTCAAACCCCTCTGGCGCTTTAATTTCTGGTGTTTTATAATTACTTAGCTTATAGTCATCAAGTTCTTCGATTTTAGCTTTAAGGTCATGAGCGCTTGCTTCTTCCTGTTGCAATCTCCGCCATTCAGTAGGGTTATAAAGTTCAGGGTTTCCAGCCTTAGCAACCATCATCGCTACCAAGCTATCTTTGTCCAGCTCTTTTTCTTTAACCTTTACTTTTTCAACGTTTCCGTCAGCGTCATAGATTGTTTCTGTTTCCTTTAGCGTTCTGACTGTCAGTTTGCTCGCTAAGGCACTTTCAGCTAGTTCTAATAGATTTCCCCTAGCAATGCTTTTAGCTTCGTCATACGCCTTTATATTGTCATCTCGCCACTTTCTAAAAGTTTTAGCCGAACAATGCAAACTGGTGTAAATTTCTTTGTCATTGCAACCTGATTCAATTTTATCAATGATTTGACTAAATAGCGGTTCTTCGTACATCTTGGGTAAAATTGTGGGTCTGCCACCGTTTTGTGTTTGCATATTGTCCTTTCTTTTAAATGTGGTTATATCGTTTAAAGCCTATATTCTCGTTTCTAAGAACAGCAATAACTTTTGCTTATAAGTTTACCAACTTGGGTAACTCTGCTCTCACAAGCCAAAATATGAGCATATAGCCCTATAATTAAGATTTTTAGCAAGATTTAGCAAGATTTAGCAAGATTTAGCGAGATTTAGCCAGCTAAAACTTTTCTTTTTGATTTTTTGGGGGATTCGCAGCCACAAAGGACTCCCGGCTGCGAAT